AGTAGTAAACTAAGCATCCTTAGTTTCTCTATATTATTTATTCGGTATGACTGGTTGATAATTGTCCATTCCCTTTCGCATATCACCTGTCCAGTAGTAAACTAAACATCCTTAGTTTATTTTATTTGGTGTAACTGGTTGATAATTGTCCATTCCCTTTCGCATACCACCTATCCGTGCAGTAGTAATCAACTAAGTATCTTAGTTTCCTACCTTATTTATGGTTTTCCACTCCCTACCTTTACAGCCTACCGTCCGGGCCAATTATGCCGGTCCTATCATCTGTTCGAATTCACCCAACCGTTTGATGTAGTCTGCGTCTGACGGGTTCGGTCCGTGCTTGGCGACAATGACTTCCTTCTCCCCCCCAGCGCTCTCAACTATGGGTGTATAGCGATGGTCCTTTAGTCGGAGTAGGACTCGATGATTCGTACTGGTGCCATACGAGTGCGGCTGGCCGTCAGTAATCACGTCAAGCCCCAACCCCATCTTGATTACGGCCCCAGCCAGGTCATCCGGGCTGTGGAAGCTAGGCGCGGCGGTTGTGCTATCTAACCTCTGCATCACCAGCGAGCTATCTCTCTGTGATATCATGCCATGGCTCTTTAGGTCTTCAAGTATTGCGTGCAGCCCGCAGCGCCCGTCGCCTGGCACGTCTATCGATTTGAATGTGAGCCCTCCCAACTCTGGTGCCCGTGACCTCAGTGGCAGCATAGTGCTTGCCACCTCCCCTTCTATGACATAATCAGGGACATATGTCAATCCTGTGGCACTTATATCAGGACGTGGCCCCTTGTATGGCCTTATTGGCTTTGCTTTGGCGATAGCTTTGACGCTCTCAAACATGTCGTTGCGGTTGTTCGGAGCGGGTCCAGAGATCATAGGCGCCAGCTCCGTTTCCGGCTTGTAGCCATAAGTCGTCTGCTTAACGATCTTCGTGTAATCCTTCTCCTCCTGGGGTAGCGCCCATTGCTCCGTCGTTGTGTCATACATAAGTTGACACTTAACATTCGGAAATGATGATTTGAATAAGACGCCACTTGCCTCCTCTAGCTCATCCTCTCTTCCGCCAAGTGAGTCTTCAATCCAGAACCTACACTGACCTATGACCAGGCCTGACCCGGCTTCAGCAGCTAGCTCACGTTCGGCCGCGGTCTGGTTCCTGCTCTCCTTAGCACTCGAGTTCCTGAACAGCTTAGGTCGTGACCCCCGGTACCCCATTAGCCAGGCGCCTACAGCCAAAGTCTCAGAGCGTTCTCTCGACTCATCGGCATTGAATGTATCCGGGCGTCCTCGATAGTGTCGTGAGTGGCCCCACGCCCCCAACTTGGTGTCCATGAATGGGATAAGAGTGACCAGTTGAGGGATTGCGACATCCCACCCGGCTCTCATCTCAACAGTGAGTGCCACAATGTAATCCTTTAAGCACCCCCCATATCCCCAGCAAACAGGTGACCCGGTCAGTGAGCACCAGTTCTTGATCAAGATGTTTACCGACCCATCTTCATGTCTCAGACCCACATCCCTCAACAGCCCGTTGTAGAGTCGGTCCGAGGCGACGGCAGCACCGCAAATTTTATCACCAGTACCGCCCACTTCCTCCGCGACACTGGTCGCAGAGATCTCGAACATCGACCCATAGAGGTAATCGGCTATCAGGGCTATGCTCGATGAATAATACCCGGGTGCCTGCGTTACAATGGCAGGAGGTCCAGTCTGGCCCATACCCCTTGACTTACAAATGCTAAGCGGCACGCCACTGTAAACTGACACTGACCCGACCCTACCTACTAGGTCGTGCATATGCCTGCACTTACCTCGCATCACCGTGAGTGCTTCAACAAGACACTTCACTGAGTCCATTTTAGCTGCGACACTCCAAATCAGCTGGTATAACGTATCGGGCGATCCCCACATACCGGACGTATCCATATCGATCTGCCCATCCGATACTATGGCAACATCGTCGGCGTCCATCGAGCATGCGGTATACATATTGTCGCCAGCATACCACACTGATGGATACTGTTGAGCAGCTAGCTGAATTAACCCCAGCTCCCGTCGCGAGAAGCCTTCAGCATCAATCACTACACGTGTCGATGACATCAAGGCCATCCTAGCATCGGCAGGTGCATTCGGGTGGCGGCAGTCAAACAGATCAGCAGCCATTTCCATACCTTGTACTTTACTTGTAGCGGCAAGGGTGTAGTCCCACGGCATTAGGGCCATCTTCATGAATAGGTGTCGCATGTCAACCGGCATGGATAGAGCGTCCTTCACTGCATCCACTCGCAACTCGTGAAGCTGGCTAGCTGACAGTGACGGGCATTGGCTTATTATCCTATCCTTCATATTGGTGTCCAGAGTATAAAAGGCCGGGTCCCTCGTGACATAGTCTACCTGTGCTACTGCAGGGGCTAGATGCCAGACTCTGTCGCTCATAAAGTCAATCTTGATCTTCCTCACTCTTGGAATCTTGTCACCTTTGTCGCTTCGCGCATCCACTATCGCACCGAGTGTGATACCCTCAACCATACCACCTCTTGTAAATTTGGCCTGGCAATCAAGACTCTCGATGATAGCCCGCTCTCCTGGAGACAAGCTTTTCCTCTCGAGCTCAAGCCCGCTCACTTTGCTTCTCATTTTGTCCATAGTAGCTGCCTCCCACAGTCTGATGTGGTTGGCCGAGTCAGGTGCTGAGGACATGTAGTCCATCACTCTCTTGTAGGCCGACATGTTGGTCAATGGTCTGTATGTTAGTTTGTGATCTGCTATTTGCGTAATGTGTAGTTCTGTGCTACTCTAATGGTTGTACTGCCGTGTTCAAATGTGCTCCAGGGCTACAGACCAGCTGTTTCGTCTCTCGGAAGAGTACTCCTCAGGCCCCTCGGCTGTAACTGGTGCACGGTTGAACATTTTTAAATTTTTATCA